TTAACTTTGCAGTATGAAAAGATAAAAAGTAATGACTGACGAAGAAAACAGCGAAGAACTACTGCCATTAAACGACAAACAGGAAAGATTCTGTTATGAATATTGCATTGACTTAAATGCAAGTAAGGCCGCAATTCGTGCCGGTTACTCTGAAAACTCAGCCCGTTCTACTGCTTCGACTATGCTAACAAAATCAAACATTTTAGCACGAATCAAAGAATTACAGGATAATTTGGCCGAAACTGCCGGAATAACAAAGCTCCGTATTCTTCAGGAACATCAGAAGATTGCCTTCAATTCAATCGCAAGCCTTCACAATACTTGGATAAAGCGAAAAGACTTTGAATCGCTTACGGAAGATCAGAAAGCTATCATTGCAGAGATTGACACGAAGGTTAAAACAGAATGGGAATATGATCCAGATTCAAAAGAGAAAGAACCTATTTCTGTTGAGTATGTCCGGATAAAACTATTCGACAAACAGAAAGCCCTGGATTCAATCACGAAGATGTTAGGCTTTGATGCTCCGACAAAGATTGACGCTACTGTAAACGTTCCACAATTGCCTAACGTGATTATCAAAACTAATGAATGAAGTTGAGCAGATATTATCAAAGCCTCAGATGTCGATACTCAAATCGACGGCAGCGATAAATCTGTTTCTGGCTGGGACGGGGTCGGGTAAAACTTTCTTAGGTGGTGTTCTCTCAATCAACTTTGTTTCTAAGTTCCCAGACGTAAGGGGGGCGATCTTTGCAAATACATACGATCAGCTTAACACTTCGACCCTGTTTCGTATCCGTGAATATTGGGCTTCAATCGGAGTGACAGAGTGGAGCAAAGAGAATCCCGCAGGATTATATGTCTCAGGCAAAGAGCCTCCGGCAATGTGGACTAAATGTAAACGTAACTTTGACCGCTTTACGAATATTATCTCATTTGCCAATGGAGGGTTGATTTTCACCGGCTCTTTGGATAATTACGAAACTCATTCAGGCAAGGAGTTCGCGTGGTGTCTATTGGATGAAACCAAAGACACGAAAGAGGAAGCTGTAAAAGAGGTCATCATAACACGAATGAGACAACCAGGGATGTTTATTGTTGACGGTAAACCTTCCGCAAAAGGAGGACAGCATGAGCAATGGAATCCTCTTTACTGTCTTACGTCACCGGCAAAGTCCGACTGGCTCGCTGAGATGTTCGAGCTGGATAAGTATGTTGATGAGATAACCGAAAAGATTTATTCGGATAAGACGTTTTTTGAGAAGGAATATAATAACAAAAAGGTTGTTATCTCATCGGCTTATCATAACGTTCATAATGTTGGGGAGAATTATATAAACACTATCCTTGCAAACAATACAGAAGAACGTGGCCGCGCCTTAGTATTTGGCAATCCTTTTGCCACTACAGGGGGTGAGTTTTATTCTTCGTTTAACAGGATTGAACACGTAGATAACCTGAAGTATGACCCTGATCGCCCGCTTCATGTATCTTTTGACCAGAACTCAGTGCCTTATAACTCATGTTCAATATGGCAGTTCGAGCAGAAAGATGACCTATGGTGGGCTTATTGCATTGACGAAATAGCACTGGAGAACCCGCGCAACTCAACAGAGGAAGTATGCGAAGAGCTTGTTTTGAGGTATCCGAATCACAAATCGGGGTTGTTTTATTACGGTGACGCTTCGGGCCGTGCGCGTTCAACAATGAACAAGGACTTCCGGCATCATTACGAGATCGTCGAGTTCAAGCTGCGGCGTTATCTTGTTGCCAAGTCTGACAGAACCGTAACCAGGAACCCGCCGCTGGTTAAACGCCGCGACTTCATAAACAGGATATTCGAGAACAAACTGCCGATACGAATACGCATTGACGAGGGGTGCAAGAAGATGATTGCTGATATGTTGTACGTTAAGCAAGCGATTGACGGCGGGAAAGATAAACATATCGTTACGGACAAGGTCACGGGCGACAAGTATCAGAAATACGGTCATCTTTCCGACGGTCTTGATTATCTGATAGTTGAGGCATTTAATAACTATTATACGGCATGAAAACGATTGAATATCGCATCCGGTCAAATGACAAATACGAAGAGGGTTATTTCTTCACCCTTGATGAACTTGTTGCATTAGTGAACAAGATGCAGACCCCGGACCCGATGGATGATGCTCACATGAGAACACGCGAAACAATTAACAAATACTTAAATGAATAAACAGGAAGGACTTTTAAAACTGACAGAGATAATCCGGCGCAATCTTACGCACCGAGATTATAAGCGGGTTACGGAGTTGGCCGACACTTACTATAAGATGGTATCCGGCGACGGGGTTGCTGACTTGCTTCAACAGATCGTTAAGCGTGAAACTCCGGAAGAGTTTGAGATGCGAAAGACAATCACGAACTCAATCATTCCACCGACGCTGGCCTCAACAAAGCTGCCGTTTCAAAAGACAGTACGCACGAAGCCAAAAAAGAGGGATATCTCGTGGGGCGACAAAGACGACCAGAAACGAAAGGATGAGTTTGAACAATTCATCTCTCATTACTGGGGCGATGCTTCACTTGAAAAGTTCTTTGAATATGCTTTTGTGGATTATAACTATATCGATCCTAATGCATTTTTGATTACTGAGTTTGACGCTTTTAACCCGGCAAAAGAGAAAGCCAAACCTTATCCATTCATTGCAACATCGGAACAATGTGTGATGTTTGAGATGAAGAACAACATACTTGAATACCTGGTTGTAAAACTCCCGATAAAGTATAAGACCGAAGCCGGTGAGGCGGACGGTTTCAAGTACACTATCTACTTAGGCATGGATACAATCACATTCACCCAGGTTGAAAAGCCTGAGATCAATTTCTTATATTTACCTGAAGGGCAAGAATATCCAGAATATATAAAAATAGAGAACAAGTATTATTTTATTCAGTTTTTCACGCCTAAGAACACGAAAGTTCCTGCGCGGAGATTTGGATACAAACGCGATGCTGAAACTCAGGGCAGAACATTTGTGTCAGTATTTCATGATGTGATTCCATATCTGAACAAGACGCTCAAAATAGACAGTGAGTTAGACCTTTCTACGGCGATGACGGCCTTTCCTCAGAGATTTGAATACGTTACTCCGTGTAACGAGTGTGGCGGCTCTGGGATGCTGAAAGACGGTCATACTTGCGGAGTGTGCAAGGGATCAGGCCGTGAGCCGGTGCATAACTCTACAATGGATGTTATCACGCTGGATATGCCGCGCGATCCGACAATGATGATTGACCTTGAAAAGATGCTTGTCTATAAAGCACCTCCGATTGATCTGCTGACCTTTCAAAAGGACTACATCAATGAACTCAGGGCAAATGTGTTCCTGATGATGTTCAATAAGGAACTATTGGATAAGTCAGAGGTAGCAGCAACGGCGACAGAAAAGGTACTTGACCTGGATAACCTTAATGATACACTGAATCCCTTTGCACGTTCACTTTCTACGATGTGGGAGTTTGTCGTGAGAGATATCGCAACTTATACGGATTTTGCTAAAGACTTATTTGTTGAACATTCATATCCTGAGGACTTTAAATTCAAGTCAATGTCGGAACTGATGCGCGAACTTCGTGAGGCAAAGGATGCAAACGCCTCGACTTCAACAATAGCTAAGATTGAAGATGACATAAACGAAAAGCTGTATGCCGATCAACCATACGATCTGAAGGTCATCAGGATTAAAAACTCATTCAATCCGTTCCGAGGATATAAAGAAGAAACAATCAATCTGCTGATCTCTCAGAACCTCACTACGAAATATAATGCAACGCTTTATGCTAACCTTGAATCTATCTTCAATGAACTTGAACAGGAGATTCCAGACCTGTATGAGATGAGTTATCAGGTCATACTTGCGAAGGTCAAAGAAAAGGTTGCGCTTTACATGGGGCAAATGGAACGCGAGAAACCTAAACCGCCGGTTCTGAACTTCGGACAGGAGGAAGAGGAATGATACCTTCGCGCGGTTGGTATCAGTGGGCTTGGTCGCCGGTTGTAGGTTGTAAGCATGGATGCGAATATTGTTACGCCCGCAAAGAGTTTGATGACTTTGATACTCCGCGCATTAACCTGAAGGCAATGGGAGAGCCTAAGAAATACAAAAAGCCCTCAGTGATATTTGTCTGCCCGTTTGCTGATCTGTTCGGTGAGTGGGTTGACAGGTTATGGATTCAGGCGGTGATTGACGTTGTGCGTGAGAATCATATTCATCAGTTCGCGTTCTTGACAAAGAATCCTAAAAGGTATCATGAGTTTCAATTCCCGGAAAATGTTTATCTTGGTGCAACAATTGAATCACCCGAAAAGATGTTCAGGGCAAAGACAAT